TGCTTAGTGTATTGGGAGTACGGAACCACGCAGGGATAGTACGTAATCCGCAAGCAAGTAATAGTTCTTCACCACGTTCTGCGGTAGAGAAATTCTCAATGACATTGACTTGTGGATTAAATTGAATCTGACTGCTATTACCTAGTGTGTTCAGGATAGTGCTCTTACCACTGCCACTTGTACCCACGATCAGCACAATACCATCTGTGGGAAGCTCAGGTATCGCTACCTTTGCCTCCTTATGGTCTGTGATATCGTACTTCTTTTTAATTTCTTCTAAGTAACTCATAAGATTCCAAAAAAGTTAAAATGATCACGCAAAGTCCAGGTATCTAGATTCTGTATAACTTGACTGTTGTATGTTTCAAACTCGGGGAATACTGTATTACCGTTTTCGTCTGAGTCTGTCATACCAACTTTGTAGCGTTTAAAAAAATGCCAAGGATCTGTGTTACGATCGTGCATACCACGTGCATTAAGCAAGTTATTCCCTTTACGAGAGACACGGCAAGTAGGTACATTTAATGCTTGATTAATCGACAACTTACCTTCGATTAAGTAATCACGAACCTGCGATGCTGGGATAACGTGTTCAAAGATAGTATCTTTGGCAGCTAAACTTACACCACGTTGATGGTAGTGACTTTTAATTTTACCTTGTATAGCGTATCCGTGATAACGACGTACCCAGTGATCAATGTCATCTCTATACAAACGAGCTCGCATATCGTCTTCAAATACTGTAGTGCGATACAATTCTACTAAGCGTTCTAGTTCTACGGTAGTTGTAGCTAAACAATCGGCATAGGCTTTATCATTGCGTTTAACGCCGGCCTTACGCTTAGGGCGGTGCTCTTTAAGAGCTTGTTCTAACGTATCCATTAATATAAATCCTTTTTAGCAGGAATGAATGGTGTACTTGCATTCAAGGAAGGAATACGTCCATTCCAAGACTTGTTAAGTTGGTGCCAAATAAATGTACCACCAGTGTTCCAGTTCTTAGACATTTTCATGTGCTTAGGCTGGTGCGTTGCAGGCAAGCCAGCATAGTACTTCTTATGCCAGTTTTCGTAAGCAGTACGCACTTTAGTCCAGAATGGGCTTGACTCGTGGAAGTCTGCGCCAAACAAACTGTGTAAGTGGTTACCAAGGCTAATCACTTCGTTGTCGGTGTAATCAATACCATCCTCTTTAGCAAGGTTAAACCATGCACACATGATCTCAATTTCTTGCGAATCAATTGGACGTGCAGTTGGGATGGTTGTAGTGTACAAGGCAAACTTGCGAATGATATCGCTACTGTACTTGTCAATCTCTGCCATACGACTAATAGCACCTGGCATGTGAGTATCGCCAAACTTTTCTGCGGTAACAAACAAGTCTGAATCTTCTAAGTACTGTTGTTTAAGTTCTGCTTCAACCCATTTAGGGTCAGCATTACCATCAAGGCGCACACCTAATACCATTTGGCGGAATAAGTCGATCTTGTCTAAAGTGAGTTTACCTTTGTCGCTGTTACCGCTGACAAAGTTCATACGGATGTCTGCACGGTTTTTAACTTTGTACAGAATGCTTGGCACTTTAACTGTTTTAGGATCTTGCTTAAAAATCATCACAGCAATAAGCCAATATACAATAGCGGTATGTTGAGCGTCCCAACTTGCAAACAGTTTAGTACCAACTGGGTACAAGTGAGCTAAGTCGCCGCCAGCAACTACTTCGTAGAGTTTAATTGGGTCGGCTTGCACTTCGCGGAAGTTAGTTAAAATTTCTGCACACCAAGGTAAGTTAAGAATACGTTGGATGGTAATGTCAATTAAAATTTCTGACATATAAGTTTCACCTGCTACTGCAAGATCTAAATCTTCAAAGCAGGTAATATGAGTATGCTTTTTTTGGAACTCAGCACAAGCATTTGAGATCATGCTACGAGCGCCGGTTTGTTTGATACGTGGAAGGTTTGAGATTGTGTCGTTAAATCTTGTTCCAAGATCTACGAACTTTGAGCCCTGATGATTATACTGGGCATTTTGTTGAGCCGCATAAGTTTGTGGTTGTACTTGCGGTTGTACTGCGATGAAATTAGCAACTGCCATTTTAATTCTCCTATTAGATTGTGATTCCCATCGGCGTAGCCCTTATTGGCATGTCCTCTGGCAACTTTTTACTACAGTTCTAATAATACACTAAAGGGGTATTGCAGTCAACTACTTTTGGTAAAATGTAGATTAGTGCTTACTAACCTTGTGATTCTATGTTGTTTAAATACGACACTAAATCGTTCCCGTGTAGAGTAAGCATCATAGCTTCTTCTTCTTCAAAAACTATAAGTTTTTCGCGTTTAAGCAAGTAGTACATACCTTTAAACTGGCGTTCTAATTGCAATAGATTTTGATTAGTTAGTTCTGCGGGAAGTACGAAGTCGTAGCTGGTAAGTTTAAGTATAGATTTAACAAACTGCAATCCGGCTAAACTTAATCTAAGACTGTTAGCATCTGTGGGATTCTTCCACCAACGTTTTTGCATGTCTGTAGTCATGCCTATAGGAAAGCCTGCTTGCTCTATAAAAATTTTAGTAAGTTGACGTTGATTGTAACGTTTAAGGGAAGATGCGGTCGCCGACACGTAAAATTACAACTGAAAATTTGTCCGTTTTAAATAAGACATTTAATTTTTTGCAAAGATTGATAGCATGTCCAGAATTTGAGAAGGATACTTTTTTATACTTTGGGCCCGGATATGATACTAAAATATTGTGAGTTTTAAGATTAATGGGTTGGTTGTCGTAAAATACTGCCCATATGCCTTCACTGGCTAATACCTGTTCGCTTTTGTATGTTGTCTTATTTACATGGTCCAACAACACAGTTGGTTTTGGTCGACTCATTTCATCTATCCTTGATATACAGTTTATTTATCACCGTAATATACGCAGTTTATTTAAAACCACCACCATCCATATTAATAACAACGGTATCGTTACTACTGGTCTTACTTAACTCGGCGATTGTGGCCATCAAATCGTAGATTTCGGCGTGTAAACTACGAGCTTCTTGAGTGTTTAGTGTAAGTAGTTTGCTATTGCTTTGATTCATAGCTCTTACTTTATCATTAAACATTTTAATGTGAAAGGGCAAATTATCCATTTTTTAATGTATCCATAACTTTATGTCTCTTAAATTCTTCAAACATTTCATCCTCGACTTGTGCAATCGCTAGCCCAACATCGCCGTGCCCTTTGAAATATGCTTCTTTAATCTGTTTTTCTATAGTTTCTGCATTACCCATTGGAAAGCATGTAGCACTCCATAGCACATCGTTAGCATCTTCGACGCTAATACCAGGCCAATGCTGTTGTACTAATTCAACCCAATTCATAACTGTAGTGCTTTCCATGTTTTCCATTTTTCGTATGCTTCGCGCATAGCCGGATCTTCAGTTACTGGTAGATCCATTCCAAGTTTCTTACGAGCACTACCATCATTCATACGCATATTCCAATATGCCATATGAGCTTCGTGTACAGTTAGATTTGGGAATTGTTCTTTAATAAATCCTGCACCCGATGCTGGGTCGAGCTCAATTCCCATTTGCTTCCCGCATAGATTCTACCATACGTTCTTGTGTTTTAAATGGACCTTGATACTCGTAACGATTTAATGTAATAAGTTTAGGGCAATATGCACGAACCCATGTACTAGAGAACTTAATAATGTAATAGCCTGCACAAAAGAAACTCTTTGACTTACTACCTTTTGTATAGATAGGCAAATAGCGTTGAACGTCTAATACTTGATTTTGCGGCGCAGAGTTGGTAGGGAAACCGTATACTTCATACGTATCTAGTTTTTCTTTTTTAGCTTTTTCGGCTTTGGCAAATTCGATATTATACTTTTTGCTTAACAATTTAATACTAGCAAACTGCTCGCGTTTGTTGTCATGTATATAAACGACTCCGCCCTCATCAACGGTCATAATATTACCAACCTTGGTCCCTTCGGATTCAACGATCCACATCTTATTCTTTACTACAGGTTTTGCAATTAGTTCAGTCATACTAGTAATCCAATCATTGTTATATATGTTAATGCATGTAGGTATTGGTCCAATCCCAACAACCACCAAAACTTTTCACTTGTCTGCGGTTGCCAATTAAAGTGTGCATTTAATCGCATCTTAGCCCAGTCAATATGGTAATGTATAATCATATCAGCAACGGCTAACCATAGTGCTAATTCAACACTAAGCCAGAAGAAACAAAAGTATGTTCCGATGCCATGTAGTGCGGCATGTATAATCCCACCGGGATGGCCGTACGTACCTTTGTTCTTCCATTGGTATTCCCATTGCAAGGGAAAGTCTACAATAAAGTGTTTAGTAAACAGTAGGAAGATTAACACTACTACGATATTCATCGTGCTGGACGCTTCCTACATTCTTCCTTCATTGCAGGAGTATAGTCTGGACTAATCTCTGCTATACGACAATCGTAAATAGCATCTTTTGGTAATATTGTACCAATGCCATATACCAACCCAACCATGAGCCCACCTAATATAATAATTGCAGACCACATAAGTAAATGTTCTTTAAGTGTGGTCATTTTTTATATAAGAAATAGTTAAGTGCAACGAGGGCAATATCAAATGCTACCCCGGACCAATCGCCCTTGCTAAAATCTACTAAGGTAACCATGGACATCCATCCGATAATAAACCAGGTGATTGCTGTGTAGTTACGAGTATACCATGCTAAAATTGGGTTCATATCTTTTCCTTATTTTGCTGCCGGACGCCGGCGTTTAATAATCAGTGCGTTTCAATTCGTTCCATACTCGATCTTTTCTATCTCGAAGAGCTTGATGCCGATCCACTATAGCTACCAGTATAAAAAGGAGTATTCCGAGAACGTAAGCTATCCGCATATTACTTCTCCGGATACGGTGCTTCTAAAAAGCGAACATAGCTATCGGCCATATCTGCCATTTTAATTAAATCATATTTGCCACAGAACTTTAAGAACTGAGCGCCAACCATTGGGCGATTCAATGGTACTGCACCGTTAGCAATGGTTGTAGCAATCTTAACTTTAATATCTTCTGGCTGTGCAGATAAATCTACTAGTACTACGTTACGTTGGTAATCATCTAATACACGATGTTCAACATCGTTGTGATCAGTCCAGCGTTGTAGCATCAGGTTATTCCACGCAAAGCCTTTCGCATCTTTGTCGGCAAAGGCCTCTTCAAGACCAGTCTTAGTCTTAGTTCCTTTCCTACGTACTCCCGGGTAAGCCGAAAATACGTTGTCGGTGGGGTCGCCTCGCATACACTTTTCGAAAAGAATCCACTTAGGATCCGGAATGACTTTTGCTTCCTTAGTTTTTTTATCTTTGACCGGGGCACCTTTCTTGTCAAAAATGCCTTTAATAGTGTGGAGCTCATCTGCTATTCCGTTATATTGATTTACATTGTCTGCTAGTAATTGATGAAAGTCACTATCGCTACTTACAATAGTGTGATGATCATCTGGATGACTTTGAATCCATCCTGCAATTAAATCATCTGCTTCTAAATTTTCGTGTTGCAGTACTGTACAGTTGGTCTTGTTGGCAAGATAATCTTTTAAGTTATCAAACGATTCCCAAAAGAGCTTATCTTCTTCTTGTTCTGTTTCTGTTAATGCCGCACGTGCAACAGCACGATTAGCCTTGTATGGTGTATAAAAGTCTTTGCGCCAACTACGTCCTTCTAAGAAGAAAATAACGTGATCTGCTTTCTGGTCACGCCATGATTTACTTACACTACCTAAAGTAGTATGTATAGCAAAACCTAGTTTATCCCAAGTATCTGCTTGTCTGTGGGCTGCGTGTCTAGCACGGAAGAATGTATTTGCGGTGTCGACTAAAAGATATCTCATATAGTTATAATAGCATATAACGATTACTTTGTCAAAGCCTTTTGAACCATATATTGGTATAAAAATTCAGCCCATGCCATATGTGCATCTGCACCAAAATGGTATGAATCCGGTCTAACTGTATTAAACCCTCGATTTTTAAGCCAATAATAGTAAGTATAATCTTGATCGTATGGTTCTAGGTAACACCCATCCCAATCATATTCGTTTATTATAAAATCGATGGACCGACTTGTAATTTGTTTAGATCGTACAGCTGAAAAATCGCTATAGGTATTAAAAAACAAATGTGGGATTTTTCTAGATTCTAAATCTAAGTGAAATTTGTATATGCGATCATGCCAACTTATTAGTTTGCGCTCTCTACTAATATAATCTTGATCTACTACCCATTTTTTATACTTATTTTTTAGAGCAGTGGGAACATCATCGGTGCCACTAGCAGTGACTTGATAAAATATATCTTCGTATTTCCATTCTTCCCGTTCCCATGTACTCCACCCAATAATAATGTAATCGGGGGTTACATTATTAAACATACCTTGTACACCAATAAGGTAATCCCATGTAGTTCTAATAATACGATCATTACTACTAGCACTTTCGGCATCGCATTCAAGTACTGCACCCATCATATTAGCAATCTCGCATCCATAACTAACCTGTAGATTATCTGGATGTGGTTTACGACCTAATGCCCAATATAATGGATCATCTTGGGCGAAGCAATACATATTTAATGCTTCGGCACCAGTACTATGGCTATCACCGTTTACATATAAAATCATGAAACTTCAGTACGACCGTCACCTAGATCTTTCTTATCCATTACACGTGGACGTGAATCGTATGGTTGATTGGCTTCCCATTGTTCAAAGTTCTCTGCTACTACATTCTTACACACGTCTTGGAACCATTGATCCACTAAGTCTGCATCATCTTTACCTTTGTATCCGGCACGTACTAGATTAGTAACAAACTTTTCATTCCAATCTAATTCGAATGCACCGTTACCGATGTTATCTGGGTCTAGTTCTACACTAATAACACTAACCCATGGTTCGCCCTTAGCATCAGCAACCTGACGTGGGGTCATTCCTGTAAAGTCAATCTTTTTAGTCTTAGGTGCAGTAGTCTTTTTAGCCGCAGGCTTCTTAACTGCTACAGCTTTCTTAGCAACAGGTTTTTTAACTGCAACTTTTTTAGCTACGATTTTCTTTGCCGCTGGTTTCTTTGTTGCCATAATTAATCCTTAAATAAATCTACTTGTTCCCATGGCAAATACAATTTACCAAAGTGACCGTAGTTTGTGGTTGAGCTATAAATTGGACGGAATAAATCAAATTTGTTAATAATGCCTTTAGGAGTAAGATCTATTAACTTTAAAATTTTATTAGTCAGTGCCTCGTCATCGTTACTATCGCTCTTAATATAAAAACTCATTGGTTGTTCTACACCAATTGCATAACTAATTTGGCACGTAGCCCAAGATGCACGTTCACTTGCTACAATATTCTTGGCTATATATCTAGCCATATATGCGGCACTACGGTCTACTTTAGTGGGATCTTTCCCACTAAACGCACCACCGCCATGCGGAGCGGAACCACCATATGTATCAACAATTATCTTACGACCAGTTAGACCTGTATCGCCGTCTGGGCCGCCAATAACAAAGCGACCAGTTGGATTAATATAGAATTCTGTTTTATCATCTATATATATTTCGGGAATTACTTCTAAAATTACTTCTTTAACTCTTGCACGAACTTCGTCGATGCTAATGTCATCGTTATGTTGCGTACTACATACAATTTTAGTAATTTTAAGAGGAAAACCAATATCGTTATATTTGAATGTAACTTGCGATTTAGCATCTGGACCAAGCCATGCAATTTCGCCCGAATTGCGATAACGAGTTAATCTTTGTAAAATTTGATGACTATAGTAAATTGCAGCCGGCATATAATTTTCAGTTTGATTGCAAGCATGGCCGAACATTAACCCTTGATCACCTGCACCAAATGAGTCGGTACCTAATGCAATATCAGCAGATTGTGCATGTAGTAAGTTGGTAATTTCTACAGTCCGCCAATCGAATCCAGGTTGCTCGTATCCGATATTTTTAATAACTTGGCGAATAGTTGTATTAACGACATCCGGATCTAAATCTCCTTTGTATTCTCCTGCTACAATGACACGGTTAGTAGTAACCAATGTTTCACATGCACAACGTAATGATGGGTCCTGTTTTGCCATCACTAGATCTAATACTGCATCGCTAATAGCATCTGCTACTTTGTCGGGGTGTCCTTCGGATACTGACTCACTTGTAAATAAATAACTCACTGTTTTAATTTTCCTATTAAATAATCTATTTCGTTATAATAACGATGTTCTTCTACTGGTTCACCCGGACCAGTCCATACGGCAGTACCCTTGTAAGCGTGTGTTAACCAAAGTTGACGACCTGTTAAATAGCAACGTCGTGGCCACAACAAGTAAACTGATTTAAACTCTGCACGACTATTAAAAATATCGTATTCTTCGTCCATCCACATTCCTGTTATGTTCATTCCGTATAAGCCTTGTGGAAACATTCCGTACCTTACTTTCACTTACCCCAACCATTGCCCCATAAGTCTACGTGTAGACGTGGGCTATAATTAAATCCACGGTCACAGCAAATGTTAGCAATGTTTACTTTGTTTGCTTCATAGGGACTAACAATTCCACCTTGTGGCATTAAGTATACAGAGCCTTTAAAGCCATCGTGTCTAAATGCATCAACGGCGCAAACAGCTTCGTTAACGTGATCTTCTGTTTCAACTACAAACTTAAGATAAACATGTCCGTATGTTTGATAAATGTTTACAACCTTAGGTTTAATAGCATCTTCCCAAGTTTCGCCACTTGCACTTAACTTAGCACTAACGCTAAACGTAACTTCACGTCCGGGTAATGCATCTGCCCAGTCAATTAAGTAATCCCGGAAGTCTTCGTGTAATTCCTGAGTACCGTTTGTTTCAAATGTAATATTTTTTAAGTCTGCCATACGTGGATGACTTAGTAGTTCTGCGTATGCACGTTGCCAACCTAACAATGGTTCGCCTCCGGTGATAACTAAATGTACGTCATTGCCATTATTCTGTAACCAACAGTTGTTTGGGGTTAGTGCAAGCATTTGATCTACAAGTTCTTCAGTAGTCAATGTAGGACTAAGGTGTTTAAATGCAGGATGCCAACTAGCATAACTATCGCACCCTGTTTCGACTAAAGGTAATTCTAAGAATGTATTGTACATATGAACTACTTCAGCTACATCATCTGCACCTGTAGATTTCTCGCCCGGCTTGCAACCAAACCCACTACAGGTAAAGTTACATCCATAGGTTCTAAGGAATACGCTCGGAACACCGACAAATCTACCCTCTCCTTGTAAACTATAAAATAGTTCGCTTACTTTGATTTTCATTTAACCATTCCAATGCCGGATCACACCGGCTATAATAACAAAATTAGTAATAATGTATACTAACACAATCATACTACGAATACAAGCAATTAGATCTGCTTCTTTATTTGATTTGCCTGCTTTTTCGCCTAAAGCCTTTGCCCATATGTGCCACAGTTTACGCAAACAAGTCCTCGCACCATTCGCGGTGTCCTTCGCGGAATGCCATATTTGATTGTGTTTCACGTACTTCTACTCTATAACACCATAAACGATCTGCTTCTGCCTTACCCCAAAAGTCTGGTATATACACACCGTTTACATATTTGTAAAGCATATCTGCTAAACCTTCGCATCCTAGTCTAGGAAGAATAGTTAGTTTAGCCATGTTACGATGTTCTAATTCTTTATATAATTCTAATTCGGGATCATCTTCTGCTACTAATAAGGTATGATCAAACTGTGATTGTAATACGTCTTTAAGTTCTTTGAGTCCACCATAATCAGCAGCCCAGTTACGCACATCTAGGTCGTTAGTTCCAAAATAGAACTTCATACTAAACGCATAACCGTGGATTAAGTTACAATGGCTATCAGCCTTCCATTGACGATACGCAACAGGGAAAGCATCTACGTACTCTTTAGTACTTGTCCATTTGTAAGTTACTGCTGGGT